CCTTGGAGCGATAACTCGACCGAGGATTCACAATTTGCTCTATGGCGGTGCGGGTTCGGGAAAGTCGCAGACCATGATTCAGTTCTTCCTCTCGCAGATTCTCGATGATGCCACAAATCAGCATCAGACATTCGTGGTGCTGCGGAAGGTCGCAGCCACCATCCGGAACTCCGTGTATGGCGATTTCAAAAACAAGATTTCAGAATGGGGACTCGATGGTATCGTTCGGTGCTTGGATGGTCTCTTCGAGATTCGGTACGGAACGAATCGCATCATCATGATGGGTGTCGACAACCCGGAGAAGTTGAAGTCGCTGACTCAAGCGAAATTCATATGGATGGAGGAGGCAACCGAATTTACGAAGGAGGACTACATTCAAGTCACTCTCCGACTCCGGGGAGTCTCCAAGCATCCGAAACGATTCTTCCTCACATTCAACCCGGTCAGCGATTCGCATTGGATTAAGGAGCGATTCTTCGACTCTCCTCCGGAACTTGAGCGAGACAAGATTCTCATCGCTCACTCTACCTACCGAGACTCTTTGCAGTTCCTCGATGCCGAGTACCCGGTGCGAATGGAGGCACTCAAGGAGATTGACTTCACATATTGGGATGTGTATGCGAATGGCAATTGGGGAGTTTGGGATAGAGAATCCCTCTATGCGAAAGCATTCGATGAGTCCCTCCATGTGGTCGATGGGGAAATCAAAGCGCATCCATCGTTCAACATCCATCTCTCGTTCGACTTCAATGTGACCAATACTTGCATCGTGGCTCAATACTCGAAGAACCAACCCGGCCACAAGCACTATGCGACCATCAATGTTCTCAAGGTGTATCGCATCGGAGACCTCGGTGACCTATGCGAGACAATCAAGGCCGATTATCCGGATAGGCGATTCATCATCCATGGAGACCCGGCCGGAAACTCCCGGAGCGCAACCACGAGAGGCAATGTCTCAGCCTATCAACTCATCGTGAACTACATGAATCTCCCGGACAATGTCATGGCAATCTTGAGGTCAGCACCGAGCCATCTGAATACAAGAATCGTTGACACATTGGTCTTCTCGAAATGCAAGGTGCAAATCAGCAAAGCCAACTGCCGAGACCTCATCGTTGACCTCAAGGAAGCCAAGGTTGACCGAAGATTGAGTCTCGACCCATGGAAGACCAAGAATCCGGATAAGTCTCACGCACTCGATTGTTGGCGATATTTTTCTTTCGGGAATTTTTCCGAAATTGCCGGGGATTACAACCTACAAAAGTTCGATGGAAAATTGTTGCAAGAATAGTTTTCGCATCTGCGCTCCATTCATCGGATGCCCGGAAGCGATGGCCGTGAAAGTTCCGGCCACATATACCGAGGAGTCCGTGGTGGTTCGCATCGTGAAAGGAAACATCACTCTCGACATCGTTGCTGATGTGGTCGATGGGTTCGCCATGGTCGATGCAACCGGATACACACCGAACGGATTTCTCAATGGTTACGCATCACCGATGTACGAGGTCATCTTGTTCAGCCCGGTGACCAACGAGATTCTTGAGTTGCAATCTACCGGAGACCCGGTGACATCGGTAATTTTTCAAATCGTGACCGGGCAGACATCAGAAACAACAATTACAATCAATTACTAAAATGGAAAATCATGAATATTCTGCATCTTGTGGCAAAGGAAGGAGAGGTTGCTGCATTATTATGCCAAGCAATGATTGCGATGATGAGCGCAATGTTGTCATACTTCTTCAATTTTCTGATGGAAGACCATCCGGTTGGGCGATGGTATCTCTCCCAATTGCAGAGACTCCCGGAGGTGATGGCGAAACCATTGGGTGAATGCCCATATTGCTCCGCACCTTGGCAGTATCTCGCCATCAATTTTCTCTTCATCTCTGACACCGATTGGTTCATATGCTTTCTTGGTTTAGGTCTAAATTTCGCAACGATTCGATTCCTCATTCCTCCGGTCAAGTAGGTCATCCGGGATTCCCCGATGTGCCGAGGTACAACGGCATCGCTCCGAAGGATAGACATGACCAAATCGAATTTGCGTTCACTTCCGGAGGCATCAACTACTTCCGATTCTCATCTGATGTCAACATCCCATTTCAACGTGCGGTGGCTGCTCGTGACATTCTCACCGAGGAGTTGTGGCAAATCAACCCGGCAGTTCTGCAATCATGGAACGAGGCATTGATTCAGTTGGTGATAAATCAGAAAACTCCGGCAGACAAAAAGTTGTACGAGATTGGAATCATGGCGAACCGACTCAAGGAGCAGTTGTCGATGTCATTCTCGCTGACCCGGACATTCAAGTTGGCATCGGTGATGTACTTCGATGAGAGCGAGAATCCTCTCGATTATCAGTACCCATACAATCAGACCAAGATGAAGCATTGGATGGAACACAATGACATACCCGGTTTTTTTTTGAATCTGCCGGAGAGCGAATTCAATCCCTCTTTAAGAGAATTCAGTCAGAATTTTCCGACTTATTTGGAGGCCGAAACAAAAAGGATGATGAACACAATAAGTCATATTATTTCAGCTATATCCACCGAGAATTTAGGCGAAGATTTGTCGAAATCTATCATTTCGGAGATGGAGACCCTCACCGGATTAAGTGCTTGGTCGAAAAACCAATCTACGAATATTACCTCCTCTATTCAACATGGTTGAATGAATTGAAAAAAGAGAATTCAAGAATCCGGGAATCGACCCGGAAGATTGGAAAATAATGGGTCGGACATCACCGACCTTTTTTATTTACTTTTGCGAAAACGCACATCAAGATGCTGAATGAGGTAAAAATCAAATATGTTGTCGATTCTTCCGAATTAGCGAAGGCCACGGCAGAGTTCGACAAATTGACTAAGGAGGAGCAACAAGCCAACGCAGCACTCGACAAATTTCAAGAGAATCTCAGAGATACCGCAGCATCCGGGAAGTCCGGGACTGCTCCGGTGGTTGATGGACTTGACAAGGCCACAAATTCAGCAATCAAATTCGGTGCTGCTATCAATAAAAATCAATCGGCAGTCAGAGCATTCACAACTCAACTCCGTGATGCCGGAGCAGCAGCAGTCAAGGCCGGGAATCAAGCATCAGCCGGGTTCTCCGGTGTCGAGGCAACATTGAGGAAGAATCAAGCAGCAGCAGCAGCATTTCAGCGACAACTCGGTTCGGTGCAACAACAAGCATCGAAAGTCGGAGGTGGAGCAGCAAAAGGAGGAGGAGGTGCTGACCTCATTGGTCAGTTGTCCGGAATGCTCAAGATGGGAGGTCGCTTTTTGATTGCGAAACAAGTTTATGACACCACAATGGCGATGGCCGAGATGGGTGCGAAGGTCGAATCGCTCAATGCTCAGTTCAAGTTTCTGACCGGGTCATCAGAGGGGGCAAAAAAGCAATTCGATGAAATCAAGACATTGGCGAACAACATGGGAATCGATGTCGATGTTGCATCATCATCATACAAGAATTTTGCATCGGCAGCGGTATTGGCCGGACAATCACTTGATTCCACCAATGACCAATTCAAGTCCGTGATGATGGCATCGAGAGCCATGGGTCTCAGTACGGAGCAAACCGAGAACGCATTCAGAGCATTCCAACAAGCACTCTCGAAAGGAACTTTGTCTGCCGAAGAATTGCGAGGTCAACTTTCCGAGGCCATCCCCGGTGCGTTCACCATGACTGCTCAAGCGATTGGAGTTTCCGAACAAGAACTCAACAAGATGATTTCTACCGGAGGAGTGATGTCGAAGGATGTGTTGCCTCTTCTTGCATTGCAGATGAAGCAGACATTCGGTGCGAGCATGGTCGAGATGACCGACTCGCTCGGTGCATCCATGGAGCGATTCTTCAACAAGTTGAAGGGAAATGCCAAGGAGGCATCCGGTATCGTTGCTCCGCTGCTCAAATACACATTTGATTCGTTCAATTATTGGGATGATGCGATTGGCAATTTGTGGGACAAGGCCACCATGGGTTCGGATGCATACACGGCCAAGCAGAAAGAGAATACGAAGAAGAACATCGCCTACAATGCGGAAGTCGAGATTGCTCAGATGCAAACTCTGATTGCAAAAGAGCGAGGGGTAAAAGCCGAACAAGTGACTCGTGCTGATGCTGCTCGGAGAGCATTGGCGCAAACCACGGCATCATATGATGCATTGTTCAATGCGGTGACCACCGGATATGCTCGAACCGACCCCATGAAAAAACAAGAACTTGAATATGCCAATGTCCGGAGAGGTATATTGATGGGAGAGGTGAAAGCGCAAAAAGATGCTGATGCTGCCAAGCAAAATATTCTTGAATCATCTCGAAAAGCAGAAGCGGATAGAATAGCGAAGGCAAACAAGGCAGAACGAGAACGAAGGGAGAGGGAAAGACTTGCACAATTGAAAAAGGATTTTGATGATGCAAAAACACAATTAGAGGAGCAAAAGAAAGTATCAGAAATTGAACTTGAGGCATCCAAGAAGGACGCAGCCACAAAGGCAGAGGAGAAATTAAAAATCGAGGAGAAGT